TTGTTCGAACAAGCCTGGATCGCTCAACAACTCATCTTTCGACTTCAATCCGAGTTGTTTCACGATACTGTTAATAATGTCGTTCCCGACAATATCTCCCAACGACTTCCTATATTCCGCTCGTAACCGCTCCTCCGCCATAAAGTCTGGCTTCAGAGTCGGATCAGTCGCGACTTTTGCGGCTCTCTCCGCTGCAATTCTCTCCTCTCTCGCACTCAATCGCTCTTCTCTCGCCGTTCCTTGCGCCGTCCTTGCAGCAAGCTCTCCTTCACGAACATTCAGCAACCCCGTCCTCTGTTCTTGCTTCGACGCAAGCTCTTGACTCGCCTCCTGTCGAGTCTGCACCCTTCCTGCCGCCTCTCCGCCTGAGCCGAGGGCGCTTCCAAACTGCCCCAACGCCGACTGGCCGTATTGGCGCGGTTGAAGGAGGGCAATCCCCGTCTGCATTAGAAACGCCTGATTGGACGGATTAGACAAATATCCTCGCCACTGATCGACGAGTCCTCCAGTATCAATCCCTGGTGCTGGACCCTGCGCTTGCGGCTGCTCTGGATCGAGATAATTCTGTGCCACTTCACCCACCTCTTCCGAGAAGTTGGTTCAACATCGCGCCACCGCTAGGATGCGAGAGCGCTTGGATCATCTGCATCAACTTCATTGGATCGGCGGGCGCGAGCGCCCTCACATCCGGGTGCGGCGCCGCCGGAGTTTGCGGCGGAGGTATAGTCGGAGGCTGCATTGCCCTGAGTCCAGCAAGCGCCATTCCCAGATTATCCTTCGTCGAGGGCATTGGCGCTCTCGCATTCGCCTGCCCCGTCGTCGGATCGAGGTCAACCCCTGCCAGTTTCGAAGGTTGTGGCGACGGTGGCAAATCCAACCCCGGATCATGTGCTGGAGCAGTCAGAGGCTCTCCTTGCCCCCGCTTCAACATCTCGACTCCCGCCCCATATCGGGGATCAGTCGGAGCGCCTTGCGCCCGCGGAGGAACGATCGGTTGCGCCTGTCCGATCTGCCCCACTGGAACGCGAGGCGGAACCGTCCCCGGATCTTGCCCCGTGAACGCCATCGCCGGGGGTGGTTGTCCGCCCGCCGCCATTCTCTGCGCGAGCTGCTCCACCCAACTCATATCGGTCATCGGCGTGGGATCGAACGGGTTCATGATAAGCCTCCATTGCTGGCCTCGTGGCCAGGTCATAGTTGACGAACTTGAAAGAGCCAAACTCCTTCACAGCTTCGGGCGCACTCTTCTCAACATCCTGCGCCATGAGCCCGATATGCACCGTGTCATTTCCAGCATAACAGAACCGATAGACCGGCATTCCATCGAACAGCGTCCCGATCCGCACGATATTCCGCTTTATCCGCATATCAGACATTAGATAGGGCAACATGGACGCCGCCACCATCCCCCCACCGATGACTTGATTCGCCGTGCTCGATTGCGGAGGCGGCGGACCAGTCGAAATATTCGTCCCTCCGCCAGTTCCAGCGGCGGCTCCCGTGAGTGCCTGGGCGCGAATGTAGGGCAGCATCCAATCGAACTGCCCCGCCTGTTGCTCCGCGGTGAGCCCTTTTTGCTCCTGCGCCTGTCGCTCCGTTCCGACCGCACTCTGCGAAAGTCCCGGAATTGCCTGCGATGCTGCCGTTCCTGGTGCCAATCCCATCGCTCGAAGCATGGCATCCAGCCCAGTCTGATATCCGCCAAATGCTGTTTTCTGCGCCACATCCCCCGCGGCAGTCTCTGCCCCTCTCGTTGCAATCCCTTCCGCAATCCCTTGCCTTGAACCGCCATAGTTTGCGGAAGGCGTGCCGCCTGCTCCCACCGCAGCACTTCCACGAATGTTGGGTAAAACTTGCTCTGTCAGGCCTTGCCAAATCGGACGCGTCGCCGCATCAATCGTTCCACGGAGCCCTGGATTCAGATTCGGATCGAGCGCGGCGCCAGACGTGAGGAATTGGTTCGCCCCGGCAGCGCCACCGACCACATCCGCCTGTGTTCCAGTCGCCCCGAGCACCGACTCCTGTCCCGCAATCTGCGAAGGATCAAAGCCTGCGACACCCGCGGCTCCCGGCAACTTATATCCGGTCGTGGCGAACTGCATCCAGTTCGGCATCGCCATACTGGTGAGGGCTTGTTGCTCCGGGCCAAGGACGTTTCTCGTGCTCGTCGTCTGCGGCGCATCTGATCCACCACCCATATCACATCTCCTTCTGTATTGTCACCGGTCGCGACAAGATTTCATACCGGAACTCAAAGTTTGCGTTATACTTTTCCAAGAGGCGGCTCCATCCTTTCCGCGACGCAACCACCTCCATACGCGAGCATCCAAGCGTCGTTGCCACCTTTTCAAACGCGCCCTCCAATATCGGCATATATTCCTCAAAATCATCCCCAGAGCAACCCACGAACCTGAACACCTTTTCCGCCGGCAACGTATTGATCTCTGTCAAGATCACACTATGCACCTCTCCATCCGAAAGCGCCCAGCACTGCAAGCTTCCTTTACACAATCTCTCTAAGATATACTCTTGCGTCGTCGACTCGAAGTAGTGCGGAATCCGATGTAACAACGGCAAGATGTCTTTCCAATATCCGAGCGTTTGCTCACACGTCAAGAGATATAAAGTCCTTTCACTCATCAACTCGCTCCAAAAATTATCACACTATTTCGACTAAAGTCAATCGCAGAGCTAGTCGAATTAAACGTAGAGAAGCGGAAGGAGGTCGCTGTCGGATACGACACGTTCGCCGGCGACGCTCTTCCACCAGCACCAATATCCCCCGCGTTAGCGGAGAAGGCATAATTCGACGACGACAGCGCCGTTGTGAAAAGCACCGAAAAATCCCCTGTCGTGTGCCTCTGCACGCTCGACACATTTAGACCGGAAAGGATCGACACCGTTCCCCCACTCGCAGTGAACATGACCCAAGACTTCGCAACACCCGGATGTGGAACGCCAAGCGGCACCCATTGACCGAGAGAATTGTACACATACACCCCCTCGCCGTTTCCCGGATTGAAATTGACTCCATCCGCATATATCGTCGTCCCCTGCCTCGGCCGAAGCGGTGCTGTGTCCGACTTCCGCAATTCCACCGAAACAATATTATCGACGAAACTTTTCTGGAGCGCAGCAAACTCATCCTCGAAATACTTCGCATTGTAGCTTTCTGGAACAACACGAGGTTTCCACGTCATTAGAAATTCCCCGTTAGCTCTAGATCAATCTTATACCCGTCGATCTTAAACGGCGTCGTTCCACTGAACTCGAGAGCAATCGCCGCCCCCTCCACGCAGAAATCCGCATAGAGCTGCGTTATCGGGTCGAAATCTTGCGCCGGGCTCCACGTCACACTCCCATCCGGACGTTGACTGGAGCCAACGCGAATCGAAACGATTCCACCCGACATCTTCGGCCAGATCCGCGTCACGAGCTTTCTCTGTTGAAAGTCCTCAATCCAATCTCCATTCCGCTTCCTTCCGATAATCCCCAGTCCCGTTCGTTGAAGCGTCCCCGTGAACTCTACTCCATCTCTCGTCGTTCCGTCATCCATCGCGGCGAACTCACTCGCATCCGTCCGCACTAAAACGACGCGGCGACGCTGCGCTGTCGACCACGCCGCCGTATCCGACTCCCAACTTCCTGTAATCGTCGACCAAAGCTCTGTATCACTCGCCTGAAGGACGCCCGCCGCACTATGCCTCCAATCACAATCTCCTTCCGTTATCCTCCCCGACTTATAATTGACGATCATCGCCCGATTCGGAAAGCTATTTCCCGTTTCTGGATAGCAGAACCAAGCCTCATCTCTTAGCGGATAAATCGTGAAAAAGCTTGTGGAAAAATTCGTCACATCCATCGTGTTAAAGAGTGCCCGCTTATGCCTCTTATCCAGGACGGAGATCGCATTGTTTCCGTCATGCAGCCACATATCATCTTGTCCCATGAAGATGTGCCGCTTCCCATCTCCAGTGACCGCCACTCCTCTCGTGCAGAGCAACCCAATCGTTTCCAGGAATGCGTCCTGATCGAAGATGAAGCGCCCCCCGACCGCTCTCACCCTCCACACACTATTTTCCTTATAGACATAGAATCTCCCCTGAAGGGGTAATCCGTCGAGGATAATTCCGCTCTCCACATCTGGAAAGTCAATCGACCCTGCATCCTTCGTCGGATCGGTGATGTCCCAAGAGCTCGGAACCGTTCCAGGATCAGCCGGGTGACTCCACCTCATATTATGCGGCTGATTCGTCCCCGAAACCGTCGTATTCAACGCAATCAGATACGGACCGAAACTCCGAACAACCCGAGCCCGCAGCGTACTCGGCCAATTCGTCAAGTCAGCCAGCTTCGTCGTCGTCTCCGGCGTGGCCCAGAACTGCGGAATATCACTTCCATTGTTCAAGATCAAGATACCGCCGATGAACGTCGAATTCCAACTCTGCCCTGTTGACGCCGTATAGTCGACATCAAGCCCCAATGTCTGTCTTGTGATATCCGTATGCACGACTCCATCAGTGACAACAGCTTTTTCCAGTGACGTGTAAACCCAAAGCTGCGTCACCGGCGTCGTCACCGCAACCAGAAATTCCGGCGTGACCCCCACCTGTTGCGTTGTCAATGTCGTATACGCACTCGTCGGTGGTGTAAAGTCGGCGGTCCAAATCGCCTCTCCCTTCTTCACCCTCAACTCATCAATCCATCCGTCGAAGGGCGCCGTTCCATTCGTCCCATCCGCACCAATCATCGGCCGGCTCGTCCCATTTATATACGTATTCGAATCCAGGTAAGTCGACCCCTCTTGGACTCCGTCTAAAAACAACCGCGTGCTCGGCCCAGAACGTGTAAGCGCAACATGATATTGCGTGTTGGCCACAAGTGAAGTCGTCCCACTTATTCTATCACTCGAGTTTGTCAAATAAGTGAGCTTATCACCATTGGCGTAAATCGTCGGATAGAACCCATTCGTCGCCGTCGGACGCGAATCATAGATTATTTGCGGAATCCCACTAACCGTATTGAACCGCACCTGAAAATCGACATTAAAATCCCCAGTTCCGAAAGCAAAAGCACTACTTCCATCTCCAGTAATATTCGCTCCAAGCCCATTAAAGCGCCCCGACGAGGCGCCGAACACGAACTGGGCCGTATCAATCTCTGCACCAGCATTCGCAGTAAAAGTATGTGGCGACGCCGATGAATCTGTGAACGTCGTCGACGCGTCTGCCCCTTCAAAATGAAGCAACGCCACTAGGAATGGGTCTACAATATCCTCTTCGATGATCGGAAGTCCAAAGACCTGCGTATACCCACCAACCCTTCCAATCGAATCATCAATCACCCGGACGTTTTCTCCCAGGCTCCACGCCTCTGGCGGAAGCATATGAGCCGGCACGTCTTTGATGACGCCAATCGAACCCAGGTCATTTATGTCGATGCTAGGCATGGATCGCGAATCCGAATACCTTCCACCCAAGCAGAAAAAAGAGGATAAACACCAAGAGCGTCATTCCTCCCACATTTCGATCTCCCTCCCAAGGCCGTCCCCATCCCCAGAAGATGAGCGAAATAATCATAAGCAACCAGAAGATCGTCCCGATAGCCATTTCCATTCTCCTCTACTTTCCGAAGACTTTTAATATTACCCCTAGAAGCGTACCAAGTCCGAACCCGAGTCCAAGGATGCCCGCGATAACACCCCAAAGCCAGTTCGCTCCAAGCGACTTCCCTCCCGAAATATCTGTCGTCGACGTAAGTCGCGACACTTTTTCATCCAGTTTTGCGAGCGTGATCGCATTCGTCGGATCAGAGATGCTAGTCTTGCTCTCGATGACAGTGATCCTATCCTTCATATCGCCGATCTTGTCGTCGATTGCCTTGAGGTTTGTCCCAGTTTGCGCACTCAGTCCATCGACCTGCTTCGTGAACGAAGTCTCAATCTTACCAGTCACTTCTTTCGAGGCGGCAAACGCGGCGTCAACTGCCTTATTGATGTTGTCAACTTTCACCTCCGTGACTTCACGGAGTTGTTCTATCTTGTTCTGCACATCCATCGTTGTCGGCGTTCGATCCGCAAACGCCTGGAGTAGTCGAACAGCCATATCGTTCGAATCTTGTCGCTGCTCCACCTTTTCCAATTTCGATTCGATCAGTTCCCTCAACCAGAAGTTTTCTCGCAACAAAGCCTGCCATGTCATCGCACTTGGATCTTGACTCGGGATAC